TTCAAGGATGCTGATGAAGTAGCTTGCTTGGAATTTGCCGAAGCTTGTGATCGTATCTCGACGCAAATGAATTGTAACCTCGAAATTCTCCCCTTATTCCTCGACTTTGAGGACGATGATGAAAAAGCGGGAACAAATCAGGAACAAAACGGGAACAAAACAGGAACAAATTAGGAACTTTTCGGGAACAAAACGGGAATATCGAGGAGGTATTATGATATTGTTGAAAAAATAACGATAACCCCATGATAATAAATTAGTTCGGTACGTATACTCACAGATGTGTACCGCAACTTGGTCTGTTAAATGACTGTGTGGAATCCGGTAACCAAGCCGACGCGATGGTGGCAGATGACCATAATCCACATTGAGACTATCACTTTATTTTCTAATAAACGCACCAATACTTATATTATTTCAATGCTACTCTGATAGTCTCGTAGCAACCGTGCTGTATCAGCAAAAGAGTCCGTAATCTAACTCAGCGGCTAAAGGATTACCGTATGAAGGGACAGCAATACCGTTACAGGAGTAGGCGGAAAACTACGACTGGGTGCGGTGATTGCGTGGTCCTGATTATGCGGATATGTAGATTAGATACCGAGCTAATTACTCGTGGGGGTAGTTCCCAATATTCGCAATTGCAGTGCTTACGAGTCGTACTGCTTACTGAGGTCCAAGATGGGCACACAACCGGTCTCGTGTGGCAAAAGTGTGGTTTGAATCCACCTCTCAGCTTTATCACGGCAAATTTAATGATAGGAGATGAACACTCCTCTTTCGTAATTACATAGTACTTTTTTGTTCAAGCCGTGATATTTATGCTGATAAAGGTAGGGCTGAACACCCTAATGGCACGGTTCGATTCCGTCCATCAGCATTGTCCGCAATGACGTTGAATAACAGGTCAGCTTAACGGCTGGCTTTTTTGTTTGGATGAAAAATGAAACGTTATAAAAACTGGGGTACTGTTAGTAGTGGTGCAGAGCTTTACATGCTGAATCATGCTGAACGAACCAGAAAGAAAATAGAAAGGAAGAAGAAACGTGAAAGTTCAAAACGTAAGCATAGACAAGATTAAGCCTTATAAGAACAATCCACGTGACAATGAAGCTGGGATAGATGCAGTAGCTAACTCAATTAAACAATTCAAGTGGCAACAGCCTATCGTTGTTGATAAGGATAACGTCATTATTGTGGGGCACACACGTTACTTGGCAGCCAAAAAGTTGGGGTTGAAGGAAGTACCAGTTAAAGTTGCAACTGGATTAACGCCAGAACAAGTTAAAGCGTACCGTTTAGCTGACAATAAGACAGGTGAGTTAACAAGTTGGGACGATGAACTTCTTGGCGGTGAACTTAACGATATTCTTGATATTGATATGTCAGATTTTGGCTTTGATTTAGCTTTACCTGAGGATGAAGAAGTTGTAGAAGATAATTTTGACGAAGAAGTTCCCGAAGAGCCTAAATCGAAATTAGGCCAGATTTATCAGTTGGGTAGACATCGTTTGATGTGTGGAGACAGCACCAATCCCGAGGACGTCAAAAAATTAGTAGGGGGGGTGAAATGTGACCTGCTATTGACAGACCCACCATATGGAATTGATTATCAAGGACGAACTGAATCAAAAATGAAAATAAAAAATGATTCATTAGATGATGACAGTTTTATTGCCTTTTTAACGAATATGCTTGAAGCTGCTAAGCAAGTGCTTAAACAAGGAGCTTCAATTTATATGTGGTACTCACAAGTACGGAGCTTGGCGTTTTATGCTGCGTTAAAGAAAGCAGGTATTTCTCCAAAACAACAATTAGTTTGGGTGAAAAGTAATATAACAATGGGTAAACCGTATCGCAATAAATATGAGCCTTGCGTGTTTGCAACTTTATCAAAGGATTATTGCTGGTATTCAGATAACAGCCAATCAACGGTTATGAATTTTGATAATCCTAAGAAAAACAAGTTGCATCCTACTATGAAGCCTGTTGCCTTGTTTGATTATCAAATTAAAAACAGTACCAAGTCAGGAGACACAGTATTGGACTTGTTTGGTGGCAGCGGTACAACTATCATGGCCTGTGAGCAAGACAGACGTAATGCCTGTGTGATGGAATATGATCCAAAGTATGTCGATGTCATTATCAAACGTTGGGAAGACTTTACTGGAGAAAAAGCTGAATTAATCGAGGGCTAGTTAACAGCTAGTCTTTTTATTTATCTTGCATGAAAGGTGGTGGGATTGCTTGCGATGGCTAAAGGGCAATACAAAAAGTGGCTAGAACCAGAAAACTTAGTTTTGCTTGAAGGGTGGAAGCGTAATGGCTTAACCGACCAGCAAATAGCCGATAACATCGGAATAAACCGACGCACACTTGATAAGTGGAAAAGTAAATATGGGCACATAGGGCGCGCTTTAAAAGTAGGTCATGAGCAAGCCAACTATGCGGTTGAGAGTAAGCTTCTTAAAAAAGCCTTGTCAGGTAATACCACCGCCATGATCTTTTGGTTGAAGAATAATTGGCGTGATAAGTATAACGATAGTGAGTTATCACCAGAAGAACGTAAGCTTGCTGTTGCTCGTATGAAGAAGCTAGAAGCTGAAACTAAGAATGTTCAATTGCGTAACAAGAACCTTGAAGATAACGGAGCTGATGTTGAAGACTTAGTATCTGGCTTAATCAGCGCTATTGGAAAGGAAGATAAGCATGAGTCTAGCTGATGTATTTACGCCCAAGCAACAAGAGGTTATTCATTCTTATCTCAATAAAGACTTTAAGTATCTTATCCTTGCTGGAGCTGTTCGTTCTGGTAAGACGTATATCGATAATTTCTTATTTCTGATGGATTTGAAACGTGCTAAGCAAAGAGCGATCGCAAAGGGAGACAAACACCCGCAGTATATTCTAGCTGGTTATTCAAGTGGAACTATCTATAACAACGTAATTTCTTCGCTTGAAAAACAATTTGGCTTTGATATGAAAACGGATCGTCACGGGCATTACAACTTGTTTGGGATTGATATAGTTCCTGCATTCACAGGCTCTACTCGTGGACTTGGTGCTATTCGTGGTATGACTTCATATGGCGCTTATGTTAACGAAACAAGTTTAGCAGTTGAAGAAGTGTTCCAGGAAATAGTTAATCGGTGTTCAGAAGACCACTCGCATATCATTGCTGATACCAACCCAGATAATCCGCAGCACTGGCTTAAAACTAAGTTCATTGATAACAAAGATCCTAAGGCTAGGACAATCTATTATCATTTCACGATTGACGATAACCCAACTCTAGCTCCAGACTACGTTGAGTCGCTTAAAGCTTCTAAGTCGGGAATGTTTTATGAACGCGATATTTTAGGCTTGTGGGTTACTGGCGAAGGTGTCGTATACAGCGATTTCGATAAGTCAACGATGATGATTGATCGCAAAGATTTGCCAAGCAATCTTACATATACGGCAGGAATTGACTGGGGATTTGAGCACCCAACAGCAATTGAAATCATTGGTCATGACGACAAGGGAAACTACTATCTCGTTGATGAAGCCTACGGGCAATTTGAGCAAGTAGATCCGCATTGGATTGATGTTGCTAATGAGTTCAAAGGCAAATATGGTCGTGGTCTTACGTTTTGGTGTGATACAGCAAGGAAGGAGCACATTCGCAACTTCCAACAGCATCATATTAATGCGAAAAACGGCTACAAGAATGTTCTTGATGGTATCGAAAAGGTATCTAGCTTAATAAAGCAACATAAGTTTTATGTTGTAGAAGGTGCAGCGCCTAATTTCATTAATGAAATATATCAATATGTTTGGGATGAAAAGACTGGTGCTCCAGTCAAAGAACATGATCATGCACAAGACGCAGTTCGATATTGCGTTGCTACTCCATTACATCTTGAGGAGCAACGAAAACAATACCCGGCTGTTAATAAGAATAAGGTGCGCAGAACGCTTAGGAATCTTGGAATATAGGAGGGTAACTACATGCCTAGAACAAACGATAGATGGATTTGGTCACGAGGAAAGATGCTTGACGGTCATCGCTTCGATGATGATTCTAACAAGGCGTATACAATGCCAGCAGACATCTTTCACACTAACTTTGATAATGGTGATACTGGATTAATTGCACAGGTTGTTGAGAAGTTCTTAGCACATCACTATCAATATGAAGCACCTCGCATTGCCGAGTTGCAACGATATTATTTAGGGGATAACGACATTCACTACTGGAGGAATGATAAAAAGTACTTAAATCGTGCTGATAATCGTGTCGCTTCTGGCTTTCCTAAGTTTATCACTAACATGCGTGTTGGCTATATGATGGGGAAGCCCATTAAAATGCAATGGTCAGATGATAGTGAGACTAACCCAGCCATTGTAGATGCGGTAGAAGAGTTTAATCGTACTAACGACGAGACGTATCACGAAAAGGTTATGAAGACTAATCTCAGCGTTACTGGTCGGGCTTATGAGCTTATGTACACTGAACAGCCTACTAAGAATGAAGATGGTTCACTCAATACGGCTAAAGTAAAGATGAAAGCAGTCGACCCGTTGACTGCTTTTGTTGTTTATGACACTAGCATTGAAGCAAAACCATTGTTTGGTGTGCGCTATTATCTTGTTGATTACGATGACGCAGGCACGCAAGGCTATTACGTTGATGTATATACGGCTACTACTATTTATCATTATTACGCAGGAGAGAACCCAACTAATGATGATATGAAGCTTGTTGGCACTGATAACTCTGGGTTTGGTGTTGAACCATTAACGGAATATGCTAACAACGAAGATCGAACTGGCGATTGGGAATCTAAGCTTGATGAGATTGACGCTTATGATAAAGCATTGTCTGAAATGGCTAACAGCGAAGAGGACTTTGCTAACGCTAAGTTTGTTATTAACGGTGACATTGATGCTGATATGGAAGCAATCATGGGTCCCGATGGTAAGCCACTATTAGATGATGACGGTAAACCTATGATGGTGCCCAAGATTGACGCAAAGGATCCATATCTATTTATCAAACCGTCAATCATTCCTGACGCTAATGGAAATACTGTTGTTCCTGCATCGGCTGAATATCTCACTAAACAAATGAATGAAGCTGGATGGAAGCTATACATCGAACGACTATCAGCAGATATCCATAAAGATACCAACACGCCTGATACAAGTGACCAAAACTTTGGTGGCAATAATTCTGGTGTGGCAATGGCTTATAAACTGTTCGGACAAGATCAAGAAATGTCCATGCAAAAGTCATTATTTAGTCGTGGAGTTATGCGAAGATTACGCATGCTTAATTATTATTGGTATCAGAATGGCGAGCCTGGCATTGGTAAGAATGACGCTAATGATTTCAAGATTAACTACACACCAAACTTGCCAAACAACGACACTGAAATCGTTTCTGACTTAGTAGCATTATCAAATACTGGTTTGTTCAGTGAAAGAACGTTGCGTGAATTTGGCGCTTCGGTAACTGGTGTATCTGCTGACGCTGAGGAACAACGGATTGACGATGAGCGAGCTAATGAACAACAGGGACAATTTGACCCAACAGCCTTGCAAGGAGTTAATCCTGCTGATTTAGCAGAGGCGAAGCAAAAGGCTTTGCAAAATCTACAACAGCAAGGGCAACAGCCACCAATGTCACCAACCGATTTCTTAATGAATGCTCAGCGAAGTGATAATAATGCTAAGTAAAAAGCAGATGCGCAAACTGATTAGATCAGTTTATGGTGCTAATACTGAATACGGCAAACAAATAGAACGGTTATATAGACGCGCTAATCGCCAAATACAGGGTGAAATTAGCGCGTTTATTAGTTCTAGGGTTAATTGGTCAGGCAAACCGTCAAAAGCTGACTTAGAAGATGTGAGGCAGCAATTAATAGAAGCTAATGAACAATCAGTAGCTCCGTTAGTTGCTGTTTATTTATCCTCTGTCACGCTTGGCCACCCTAAGAACGGTGATGTTGAGACTGCTCGAATTGCTTTACCAATGATTAAAGTTGCTAAGCAAATGCATCGCGCCATGAATAATCAGCAACAGCGCATTCCTAGAAAAGTAAGCCAAATATCACAGGAACAGCACGCAATAACCCCAGAGATCCATAGAATACCAATAAATTACAACACTATGCTTCAACGAGAATTATCTCAAAGTGTTACACAACGGCAAACACCTGCTTCGCTGATTAATCGTGACATTCAAAACACAGTTTCAAGAATTCAAGATGTAGCCAAACAAGCTAGCACATCAAATGAAACTAGTATTGATTGGGCTAAGAAGATAGATCGCATTCTAATAGGCCATAAATCACACGGTGGAGCAAGTAAAAAAGCTCAGCGAATTATTAGAACTGAATCATGTAGAGAACTGAATAGCTCCACAATTGGCGATTTCAAGGCAAGAGGCGTAAAAAAGTATCGCTTCTTATCATTAGAATCTAGTAACTCGTGTAAGGAATGTACTCACATGGACGGCAATGTATACGATGTTGAGGACGCAGAAGAAGGGGTCAATCTTCCGCCAATGCACCCAAGTTGCCAATGCTGGATAGTTGAGTATGGGGATGATGATACAGACGACATGCCTACTGGCTCAGAAATGGATATAGATGAAGATAGCTGATGCAGAAATGCACCGGCTTTTATTTTGGACTTTTTTCGGTGCAGTCGGTAAAGAACGCTGATTCGTCGCCGGACGTTAAACGAGTCATCGTCGCTGGACGTTAAACAGGAGGATTTAGAGATGAATGGAAAAGAAAACAACACCAACCCAGAAGTAACCGTAGAACCTAAGGACGAAGCACAACCGCAAGAACAGCCCAAACAAGACGAGGGTAAGGAACAAAAGACTTTTACTCGTGAAGAACTTGCTAGTGCTGTTAGTGCTCAACTCAATCAAGCAAAGGAAGAGTTTAAGAAGACACTTGCTGATGAAGTTGCTAAAGCACGTGAAGATGGCGAAAAGCGAGCAAAAATGTCTGCTGACGAACGTGCTGAAGCTGACCGCAAAGCACTTGAAGAGAAATTAGCTCAACAACGTGCAGACATTGAGGCTCGTGAACGAAAGCTCAACACTCGTGACGCATTAGCAGCGGCTGGATTACATATCCCGAGTGAAGATGTTGACTTGTTCGTTCAAAAGGATATTGATACAACCCATCGTATGATTGATCGTTTTAAGAATTTAGTTCAAACAGAAGTTCAAAACCAAATTCATCAACGGACTGCTACAAAGGAAACTCCAAGGGTTGGTGCCAACCCAACTAAGACCATTTCACCTACTAAGTCATTTGACCAGATGAGCTATGAAGAAAAGCGGCAACTCTTCCAAGAAGATCCAGCCGCTTACCAAGCTCTAAAAGACAAAAGCGTAAATTAGGAGGAATTAAATTATGGCAGACGATTACTTTACACTATCTAAAGCGATTATCCCTGAAGTATTTACTGACTATACTCAAGAAGTATCTACTAAGACTAATCGCTTTATTCAATCAGGTATTACAACTAGCAACTTTGATATTGGCAACCAATTGCTTCAACCGGGTAATGTATTAACAATGCCTTATATCAACGACCTTTCAGGCGCACCACAAGTATGGAACGATAAGCATGATATTGAAGTAGATTCAACATCAACTGGTACTCAATACGGTTTCAAGTTCGCTCAAGTAAAGAGCTTTGGCCGTACTGATTGGTCGAAGATTTACTCAGGTGCACCAATTGACCAATTAATTGCTTCTCGGTTCGGTGCTTACTGGGCACGAGTCGACCAACATCAACTTCTTAACGTGGTTAAAGGTACTCTTAGCAATGATGACATTGCTAACGAGAAGGTCTTTGACGATTCAAGCAACAACTTTAGTGCGCGTGGCTTCTTAGCTACTATCGCTAAGATGGGTGACTTACAAGACAACGCCTTTTCAGTTATCGCGGTCAACTCTGCAGCATATGCACAGATGAAAGCTAACCAAATGATTGACACCACAACTCCACAAAACACGATTGTATCTCCATTCGGAACATATAACGGTATGCGAATCTTAGTTGATGATGATATTCCTTTGGAAGGTCAAGTTGCTACCAGTTACATCTTCCGTACTGGTTCCGTTGGTTACAAGGTAGCTACGCCAGAAAACGCCGTTGAAGTCTTCCGTGAACCATCTAAACAAGGTGGTCGTACGAGCGTTATCAACCGACGTTTAGCCGCTACCCATGTTATGGGTACTACCTTATCAGCTAAGGCACTAGGTACGATTAACGATGAATTCGACCCTGAAAAGCTTACTGATGGCACTATGTGGGATTGTGTTGTTGATCCTCGTAAGATCGGTATTGTTGCTTACAAGTCAAAGATTGATACTGATTTCATTCCAAAGAAGAAAGCTACTTCAGCAACACCTTCTACTAGTGGCTCAGGCAGTTCTTCACCAACGCCTACACTAGGAAAATAGTTAGGGGTGATCTGAATGGAGAATCAAAGCGAAGTTCAGAGCATTTTACAAACGGTTAAGACTGATAAGAGTATTGCAGATAATACATTAGATGACGTACTAACTAATTACATCAAACAGGCTATTGATATGGTTTGTTTGTACGTTGGCGAGAATGAATTGCCTAATGTACTTGAAGTAATCGTTATCCGCATTACAGAAGCTCACTATGTTCAGTCTTCAACTGACGCTGATGGTACTAAGTCATATAGTGAAGAAGGAGCAAGCTGGTCTTTTCAAGATAATGAACTAGATCCATATATGACACTATTAAACCAATACATCGCTAATCGTGATGGTAAGGGTTCGAGAGGACGTGTTATGTCATGGTAGTTAGACGATTTAGACCAGTTACACTTGTGACTGTTAAAAAAGTTCACGGAACACTTGATGATAAGGAAGTGCCATCATTCCAAACATTGATGGCTCATGTTACCGAAGTTAATGGTGCACAGTTGCAAAATAATCTATTTGGTAAGCGATACAACATGACATGGGTTGCGAGAATTCGAGGTAACGTTGACGCAAAATATATCTTTTATCCGCGCTTAGGTGTTGAAAGTAAGTACGTCAATAAGCGCAATTACTATTCAGTAATTCAAATCAGTAAACATGCCAATCGTACTGATGTTTACTTTGCTAATGATGCGGGGGTGAATAGCAATGAGTTGGAACAATGATCACATTCCTGAAATTGACTTGGAATATGAATTTGATAAACAATCATTTGCTAACATCGCCGCCACGTTAGACAAGAATGGATTTGGAGATGCAGGCGCCTTGTTACGTAACATGACGGCTAATGCTGATGTTAGAGCTGAAAAGGCTGTTAATAGTGAAGCCAATAACGTTGTTCAAGAAGTAACTAATTTAATCAAGGAACGGCAATATCACAGCAAATCTGGGTATGGTCCTGGATCGCCTAGTTTTCAACGCAAGGTTAATAATCAGCACTTAGTTGACACTGTTAAAGATCATCATGATGGTAATAGGCATCGTATCTATGCGAATGCTACAAATGGTGGTTATAACTACTCACAAGCGTTTGAGTTTGGCTTGCTATCGCGTAAGTATCCAGCGCATCATCCGTTTGAAGACACTGTTCACCACTTAGGCTTAAATCAGCTTCATAGTGAATTAGATGACAAAATAAATGATGCAATTAGAAAGGGGTTTAGCTAATGCCACCCTCAGTTGCGTTATATTATGCGATTGTGAAGGCTATCAATTCAATTGGTATTGATACTTATTCAGCATCACAAGATATTGAAGATATGTCGCTACCAATTTGTCGTGTGCAATTACTAACCAGTAACTCAACTAATCAGTTCTCTAATGCTCGGCAATATGAGCATACATTTCAACTTGATGTTGTTACGGCACAGGAGGGCCTAGAGCAGGGTTTAACCATTGCTTATATGATTATGCGTCAACTACGACAAATCACCGTAGAAGGCTACTTGGCGCAAATGAACGGTGATCCTAGTATGAGTTCAACGGTTGATAGCTCGACTAATCGCATTTTAAACAGACAAATCATCAGAGTTAATTACGACATTATCGAGGACGCCGCTTTTTAGTGGCGTTTTTTAGTTAGGAGGAAAAATAAATGTCAGCAACATTAGAAGGCAAGAAGCTTGTCGGCGCACGCTCAGCCGATAAGGTTATGTACTACTACAAGTTAATCAAGCACGAAAAGACGGGTACTCCATGCCACATTCTGGGCACACAAGGTGCTTCGTCTGGTACTAACACGAAGACGCTGGGGACTACTCCAACCAAGATGTTCAACGTCAAGGCCACTGGTTCTATTAACCAGCAACGGGTAGTCAACGTTGTTATGACCACCGGTGATGGGTTCAAGACCGATGTTGCCCGTGACCTGTACTACACCTGGGAACACGGTGAAGAAATGCTTCTGTACCGGGTAGATTGGAACACTCTGCGGACTTCCAACGGCAAGCAAGTTGTTGATGCGGAAATGGCTGTCGTGCTTATTTCAGCACTTCCAGAAACCGAAGCCCTTAACGTTCCAGTAGCTCAAAACGTTACTTTCGAAGTGCAAGGTGCTACCCGGCGTTATGACGAAGACGGCTACCCGTTCACTCTTTCGGCAGAAGATTTCGATGATGGTATCTTCACTGATACTATTAAGTACTTCAACTTCGGTAAGCCGGGTGATTTCGGTGTTGATGAGAACGGCGAAGTTATCGACAACACTAGCGATGATTCTCACGCAGGTGACCACACGGCAACTACTGCTCTGGGTGGTTCTAAGCCTGCGAGTAGCGCAGCCGGACACTAAGACTGAAACCATTACACCTACACCAAAGACAACCGAATAGCTGAATTGGCTCGCCTATGAAATACACAGTACGCAAGGGCGGGCGTTTTAAGGAGGACAAATAATGCTAGAAATTAACGGAAAAGAATATGACTTGAAGTTTGGATATACATTTGCTGATCGCCTTACAAAAGATTACTCAACAGATGAAGCAGAAGGCTTTCGCCGCTTGATTGGCCAAATTGTCGACGGTGATCCTAAAGCACTAGTAGTTGGTTATCGTTTCGCCTTAGATGTTCCAGCAAAGTCTTTACCATCAGCCCGAGAAGTAGCAGAAGCACTAGAAGCAGATGGAATCTTTGCTAAAGGTGATGAAGCTTTTAAAGACCTATTTAAGGAAATGCAAAAGTGCGGTTTTTTCAAGATGAACCTCAACTTCTATTTAAGCTCCGTCAAGAGTCAAGTGAAGAGCGCAAAAGAAGCCTTATCCGCTATTACCAACAAAGACGACAAGCAAGCAGCTCAAGTAAGCTTGAAACAAGCCGAAGCAATGGAAAAGGAAATGAAGGATCGGCTAAAGAAGTTAGAAGCTTAATTGATAAATGGGACCAAGAGATGCTCGACAACTTAAAAGTAGCAAATGAGTATCTAGGTTCATTTACGCCTGAACAACTCCTAAAACTAACTCCAGCACAATTTGAATATATGATCGCTGGTGCTCAACAGCGAATACTAAATAGCCAGAGTTACGCTTTCCAATTAACCAAAGCTACCGTTCCTGCTCAACTGGTGGATAAAAACGACAATGACGAAATTATTGCTGGCAACTTACGTAAGAACCAGGAAGCCATCGCTAATTTCAACAACAAGCAATACCAGAAAATGCAGAAGGAGAAAGCTCAACGGGAAGCACAATTTAGAAGCGTGTTTGGCAAGTATCTTAATCGTAAACGTGAGAAAGGAGGTTAATTTTGTCTGAAGTACTCGTAAATAAAATTGTTCGTATTAGTGGTGAAGATAGATTAACCTCTGTCATTGCCAGAACTAATCAAGCAATGGAAAGCTTGCAACAGAAGATGGCACAACTAGGTTTGAAATTCAATTCTAGTGCTACTGATACTGCAAGCTTCCGAACATCATTAGATCAAGTCAAGGCTAACGCAAGTCAAACTGATGAGTCGCTGAATAAGCTTAACAACACAATTAATAAGCTAAAAGGTGACAAGAAAGTTAAAGTTGAAGCTGATACCTCACAAGCTGATAGCAATATACATCGAACGCAAAATGAGATTAATCATTTGCCGAGTCGCCATGACATTAAGATCCAAGGAACCGGTACTTCTCAAGTACTTAGTGGATTAAATGAGCTCAAGAACAAAGCCAGTCAAACATTTAGTTCTATCCGTAGAGATATGCAAGAGACTGGCACGAGCGCTCATAGGCTACGTGACATTATTGCTGGTACAGTAGTTGGTCAAGCAGTTTATAATGGCGTAGGCTCTGCGCTTAGCACCGTTAAGAACGGACTTGTTGGGGCTGTAGAAGCTGGGTTTAAATACAATGCTGAAATGGAAAAGATGAACGCCACTTGGACAACCTTGACGGGTTCTGCTGGTAAAGCGGATAAGATGACACAGTCCATTGTTCATTTATCTAACACATTAGGGCAATCAGTTGATGTTACTGACGAATTGGCTCAACAGTTTTACCACGTATTTGATAATCAACCAGAAACTGAAAAATTAACAAAGTCATTCTTAACAATGGGTGACGCTATTGGCCTTTCTGGTGACCGTTTAACACAAGTGGGGATGGACTTCACTCATATGCTTTCAGCATCTACCTTGCACTTAGGGGAATTAAATCAGATTACTGATGCATTCCCTATGTTTGGGGAAGCGTTGCTTAAATATGAGCGTAAAGTTCAGCATAGCTCATCGTTAACTATGAATGAACTGCGAAAGCAGATTTCTGCTGGTAAAATCTCAGCTAAAGATGCAGAAGCGGTAATGAACGAACTTGGAAACAAGTATAAAAAAGCTTCTGATAATTTAATGGGCACTTTACCTGGTATGCTTCGTCAAATAAAAGCACAAGGTCAAGGCTTATTAGGAGCGATGGTTGACCCACTTAATAAAGCGGTCAATCCAATTATGAAGCAAGTCTCTAAATGGGTCGCCGATGATCATACTAAAAAGGAATTCAGTAAACTAGGTGACGCTGCTAACACAGGTGTCGCCGCAGTAATGCAAGCTTTTGCTAATGCATTTGGTAATGGCTCAATCACTCAAATGCTTGACAACATGATTAACGGTCTCACAAGTGCTGTTACTAAGTTTTCAAACTGGCTTGCTCGAAATGGAACCAGTATTGTTAAGATATTCGCTTCAATTGGTAGTATTGCGAAGAGTGTTGGCACCGGGTTTATCTACGCACTGTCTGATTTCTTACACCTAATTCCGGGCGTTCACAGCTCAGGTATGAAAGGAATTGCTGATGCATTTTCTGAAATTGCTAAGCACAAGACAGCGCTGCAGATTGTAGGCCGTATCTGGGCTACTTACTTTGTTGCTTCCAAAATTATGAGTACTGCTAAGGCAATGAATGAGCTATACAAGAATATGTTGGCCATTGCTACCCTTAGCAAAATCAAATCTCCAACAGGAACATTATTCGGTGACTTAGGTTATTTGAACGGTGGTCGGGTAAGAAAAGTAGCAGACAAAAGTGCTACATCTCGCCTAGCTCGATATGGCAATATTGAAAAGCAAGGAGTACAAATTGCTCCTTATCTTGATGAAAATGGGTTCAAAGGTGCTTGGTCGAAATTTACAAGAACATTGCCAATTTTGGGTTCTTCTGCTGGCAAACAAACTGGTGAAGCAGTAAGCAAAGGATTGTTAACTAGATTTACTGGTGGACTAACTGGATTAGAAAGTCTTGGCAAAGGTATAGCTGGTAAATTAGGCGCTGGAATTTCAATTGGTTTATCTGCTATCGATTTAGCGCGTGGCCTTACTCCATCATTCAAAGGTGATCGTTGGAAAGAAGTCGGTAAAGGTGCTGGTGGTTTAATTGGTGCTGGTATTGGTGGCTTCTTCGGCGGACCTATGGGTGCAACGATTGGTGGCTCAATTGGTAATATCGTTGGTGGCTGGTTAGGTAAAGCTGCGCATAAAGGATTTAACTTTATGCGTGACGTATTTCATGGCCGTATTACTTTCTCAGGTATCGAACACGGCTTTTCTCAGACAATGAGCAAGGTTGGTAAGTGGGCGCAAGATACTTGGAAGAAAATCAAAGCTTGGTGGAATCAAGATCCAACTGAAGAAGGGCGAAGTAAAGCTGAAAAGTCAGCAAACAAGAAACCGACTGAGCATGAAATTAAATCGCTAGGCGGTAATCACTATTCAAAAGCTGATATAGCCAATATCAAAGAGATGAATAAGGCTGTTGAGGCCTATACAAAAACCCTCCGTAATCTAAAATCAACGATTAAGAAGAATGACCCTACTAAAGAATTAAATTCTATGAATAAGGTTCTGAAACAGTCTGCTAAATACTGGTTAGCATTATCTAAGCCATTAAAGCAGATAGCTAAGTCATTCCAGAATATGAAGAAACCACTCTACAATAGATCGGAAGAGCACACGTCTGAACTCCA